GCTCTATTTTCACTTTTGAGATGGGTGGTAGTATTGGCGATTGGCTGTGGTAAGTCTGAGACAGACGTGTATGTGGACAAGGCCCAAAAACTGGTGAAGGAGCTAGTTGTGGACTCTGAGGTGATAGACTCAACCGAAGCTATCATGGACGTGCCTCTAGAACTAAGCCTTGCCAGTGAGGAACGTAAAATTCGCAAGGTCCCACATCGCGGTTTATTCCGGACTTATCTCATTCAATGTGGTAAGGCCAAGTTTGGTTCTATAGAGAGATCTAGCGCCAATGTTATGGTGGTACGCAAATTCTTGTATGATATTTGTATCGAACAAGGTTTGTTGCCTCGTCACATCATGGATCACTTGGACATCAGTGTTGAGATGGTATTTATACCAACTGATAATGAGCTAACTCAGTTGGCCATACCCCACACACGAGAAGCTTTGAAAAGGAAGAGAATCGCAGGAAAGCTGCGTGCTTCCCCCCCACGGGGAGCTTGATGGTGCCCTACTGAAGGGGTTGGGGAGGACGGAGTCACCCGGTCCTACCCAGGTATCCGCCCCGTTAAGCAGGGTGCCATAAAACCACGCAAAACTTTAACGATGAGTCAGTTATTGTGTGGTCATGAAATGCAGACTCACTCAAACTCTCTTGCCAACTTAGTACACGGTGTTGGTGAGAGAGTTCTGTTCGTAAATTCGGCGCTGGAAAGACCAATCAAACCGAAAGACCGAATTTTCGAAAAGTTGAGCGTTTATCGTGAACTGATTGCACGTGATATTGGTAGACAATCCCCTGTGACCCGTGAAGAATTTGCGGGTTTCTACAAGGGACCACGTCATGCCACTTATCTACGCGCAGTCGACGGGCTGGCCCACGCGCCAGTTCGTGGAAGAGACGCTCATCTGAAGACTTTTGTGAAGGCAGAAAAACACAACTTTTCGTTGAAGCCTAATGTTGTTCCAAGGGTTATACAACCCAGGGACCCTAGGTACAATGTTGAAGTTGGTCGTTATCTGCGGCCTATTGAGAAACAGCTGTACCACAGTATCGACAAGTTATACGACAGCCCCACCATTATGTCCGAGTACAATTCATACACACAGGCGCGGTTGATCAGGGAGAAATGGGAAAAATTCTCTCACCCTGTGTGTGTTGGACTAGACGCATCTCGATTTGATCAGCACGTTTCTGCTCAAGCATTACGTTTTGAACACTCTTTATATAACGACATCTTTAAATCAAAAGAATTGAAGTTATTACTGACGTGGCAAATACGTAATATTGGGAAAGCTCGTGCATCAGATGGCTGGTTCAATTATGAGAAGTATGGTTCAAGAATGTCCGGTGACATGAACACATCGATGGGAAATAAACTATTGATGTGCTTAATGTCTAAGGCTTATATTGACTCACTTCCCTTTGAAGTTGCATTCGTCAATAATGGTGATGATTGCCTGATGATATTGGATAGAAACAATATTAAATCTCTTAACCAAATTGAGACATTTTACAGAGATTTTGGATTTAAGATTGTCCTTGAGAAACCAGTTTATGAATTTGAACAAATAGAGTTTTGTCAAACCAAACCTATCTGCGCTAATGGTATTTGGCGTATGGTTCGTAACGTCAAAACTTGTTTGTCCAAAGATGTTACTTGTGTCAATCTTGGACATTCCAAAGAGGAGTATCGGAAATGGTTGTATGACATTGGGTCTTGTGGATTGACGACGGCATCAGATGTACCTGTGTTGGGGAGTTTCTATAGAATGTTGCAACGTTTTGGTGTTGCTGGCAAATATAGTCACTCTTTCGATAATGAGTTCAAATGGTATCGTTCTTCGAGTCGCAATGCCAAATGTAAGCATACAACTGTAGACGATTATGGTAGATACTCTTTCTGGTTATCCACAGGCATGATTCCAGACGTTCAGATTCAATTGGAGAATTATTTTAACAATAGTGTCTGGGGGAATGATAAGCGCCAACTTGTCGAAAATATACCATATCTTATTCAATATGCCTAAAACACAAAAGCCTTCCACATCTAAGGCGGCTACGAAGTACAAGAAGCCGGCCCGCAAGATAGTCAAGAACCTATTACCTAGACGTATGGGGATGGGAGTTAATGAATGGAGACAGTTTTCAGCTGATGTCACCACTGCCGGTAATGTGGCTAGTGGTTCCATCCAAGATGCTTCTTCCACCACAGCAACCCCAGGAATTGTCAATAACTTTGGCAAAATACGAATTATCAAGTTTTCCATGGAATGGATACCAGCAGTCGGACCGAGTCACGCTGATGCTGCTGCCCGTGTGTATGTCGCCACTTATTACGGTGGTGAGGTAATGCGGACTATAGCAAATAAAACGACAGCTAATGCTTTATCTGATATCAAATCCAATAATTCCGTTGTGTCATTCAATGCATGGGAACGTACAGTCGTACCAATCAAAGTTACTGGCAGTTGGATCCAGACGAACTCGACGTTTAGTTTTGCTTCTGCCACCGCTGAAGAGTATAGCAGGACAATGTCCTGGTTAGCTCAATACGGAGCAGAATCATCTACCGCCGCAGTTACCTTAGGTAAATGGTTGTGGCACTGTCTTTACGAGGTCGGTGGACAACTCACCGGTACCGTTGATACTTAGATGTTACAATCTTCCAAGGCTGTGACACCACCACGTGGAAAAGACTGATAGGGAGAGGGCACTACACTGGGCTTGGCGGCTCTCCGCTCACTAGTTTATATTTAGTGATGGGGTGTAGTAATCTATCAGTAGTCTGAGACGGTGACACAGAGTGCACGGGATGACGGTTGGGAGACCAACCTGAGGGGCG